GTAAGGCTCTCCTGTTTCTACTCTTGTTTGTATTATCTGGAACCAGAGGTCACGGGCCGACACTATCTTTACTGCTGTCTTAGTCTTAGGGTCTATCAAGCGCCACTCATCGTCAGCCGCTACCGCCTCTAGAAACGCGTTAGTAATGTTAACTGCATTGTGGAGGTTCAAACATTTCCTGTTCAAGTCTCCTCCTGTAGTTTTTCTCATGTTAATAAACTCTTCTATTTCCGGGTGTGATATATCTATGTAAGCTGCATAGCTACCACGCCTAGTGATGCCCTGATTAAAGGCTAACATCTGAGAGTCTACAACATGCATGAAGGGGATAGACCCAGTGCTGCGACTACCGTTAGAAGTATCCACACCATTGCTCCTAACATCACCCCAAAATCCACCGATGCCTCCACCTCCACTTGCAAGCCATATGTTTTCATCGTAATGAGCAGATAAACCATCCCTAGAATCAGGTACATAGTTAAGAAAGCAACTGATAGGTAGGCCGCGAGAGGTGCCCCCGTTAGAAAGTATAGGAGTACTGAAACTAAACCAACGATTACTAGCGTAGTTGTAAAGTCTCTGTCCAAGATTGAAATCAGTATGTCCTTTATAAGTAGCACCAAAAATACTGGCCCTTGCAAAAGCTTGTTGAGCATGTGTCTCTCCTTCCCATAAGTATCTGTCTGTGATTGTTTGTTTACTAAAAGTATTTAGTTCTTGTTCTTTATCGTAGTCAATATGAATACCTAAGTATGGCTGAACTCCAATTTTCTCAGTCATTTCTTATACTCTCCTTGCGCTTAATTTTTTTAATAGCTTGTTTACCGGGCTGCGGTTTTTCTTTCTTTTTCTTTTTAAGATACTTCTCAACCCTGTCTGCTTTGCGGTCCCACATTTTATTTCTCGCTAGAATCTAATGAAGCAATGAGCCGCTCTAGATACCACTTAGCTTTTTTTAAATCCTTTAGGCCGTCTTTATATTTAAAGCGCCACACATATTTTATTACATTGCCCCTGACATACCCTTCAAATTCTGTCTCACTTAGCATAGCTTCTATTGCTTCGATACATTCTACCTTACCATTATTGTAATGCACCGGGTGGTTTACATCATCTGTCTGGACTACGGGCTGTGCTGTCTTCTTTACAATCCGAGCTGGAGTTGTAATCTCATCCCATTCTTGAGGTGTTGCTTCATCAATACTCATAGTGTCTCCTATTCACTTTCAATGTTTAAAGTATTATCTTTTCTGTATCGAACATCAACCCAACTATCTGGCAACGAATCTTCACTATACCATGTAAAGCTGTTAGCTGATGCCCATTCTCCATGACTTCTTTTAGTACCATCTTTCCTACGTTTTGCTTGGGGCATAGGAGAAGAAGGATTAGCAAATAAAAATACTAACTCTGTATTTTCTGGCAGTGCTTTCCTAACCCATATGTATTTACTGTACTCAGCAAAATCCCAGAACCTCCCCTTAGCTTCTAAAAGAATTAACTTGCCATTCATTGTCGTAACAAAATCAGGCTCATAAGTATGCTTGATTATGTAGTTGACTACTTCAACATGATGCTGCCATTGTTGTAGAAGTCCTTTGTGTAGATCGTGTTCCCAATTAGAATCATAACTAGGAGGCACATTTTTTTCTACAGGTCTTTGAACCCGTGGTTTTCTAAATCCTTTTTTAGTTGCCAATGTCTTGTAACCTCACTGAAGTAACGTCCATATTAGTTTTCTTTATCAGAGTCTTTACTTTCTTGATCACCCACCTGTATGAGTAAGCACTCAGGTGCATTTGGTTATTAGTAAAGATGTGTGTTTGTGTTGACAGATAAGAAATTATGTTGCTCTCATCTACATCTTTAGATTGATCTTCAGTCACTAAAGTTTTAAACCACTCAACTAGTATAGTCTTAGAGTGTCTCCGTATCTGTTTGCAAATCTTTGAATTCATGGTCTACCTCCTGCACTTTAGGTTCTGCTGCAACTTTAGTTAGGAAAGTATAACCTTTAGCGTACCGAAACACACGTAGTCCCTTGCCTTCATTAGAATTTTCAAAGCATTTAAATTTATGCTCACACCACCCACAATTTTTATTTATTTTTGTATTGCCTTTAGTGCCATCGAAGACAGGCTTAAAGCAATAATCAACCGGAGGTTCTGTTGACTTTAATGCAAGCTTTATATTCTTTATCTTGTTTCTAATATTAGGCTTGTCTAAATCTTCTGGCTGATAGAAACATAGCTCACCGCTTTCTTTATTGAGAACTAGTAGGCCACCGTTGTTAGTACCCTCTGACTCTTCATACCCTGCAAGTTGTCCTAAGTAACCGAAGGGATCGTCATCTCTGAGTGTCCCGTTTTTAAACTTAGAGAATGCAAAGCTTGATGCAGTTTTAATATCAACAACCTCATCATCTATAATACAATCTATGTGTCCAACTACACCATCGACAACAACTTCTTTCTGCTGCCCTGTTAGATCATGGCCCGACATAACCACAAACAACTTAACTAGTTCTTCTAGCATGTGTCCGTAAAGAAATTTAATTTGAGTCGGCACATTTATTGTTGACCGAGCATCTGTACTTTGAGAATCAAACCAAAGTTTACGGGGATGCTTGCCCACATTAGACATCCTAATAGAAAAGCTAGAGTCCCGTTTAGTTGGGTTAGCCCAGGAGCGCATCACCTCTTTCATGGCATCACCGAAGTCATCTATCTGTTCTTCAGTTATACCTATAGGTTCGCCGCTCGACAGAGGCTCTATAGTTTTATATATATCCTGAACTAAGTCATCCATTTTTTATGCCTCACGAATCTACATTTACGACTTTCTGAATTATAATGTAAGTACTGTACGTTTAATTTTTTCTGTTGTTCTGTTTTTCCTTTTAGTCTCCCGTCTTTGTATGACTTAACATCTATTAATGTTAGCTCTCCTTCTGGAGACATGGCTACAATATCTACTGGGCCTGTACAACCACAGTTTTTAAATACATGATAACCCTTATCCCATAACCATGTAATAGCATAATGTTCTGCTAGATCACCCACTCTATTTGGATCGTGTTTAATGTGTTTCACTCCAGTTTGCTCCTATGTTGTATTCACCATCAAGAGGACACTTCATATCAAACTCTAGTCCCGCATTTTGTATAGCTAATATACCTAACTCGCCTACTTTCTTAGCGTCTTTCTCAGACACTTCAATCTGCCACTCATCATGTATGTTAGCTACAAAGTGAGCGTCTAAATTATTATCCTTAATGTAACTGTTAAGCAGGTGCAACGCTTCCTTCATCACTATGCTGCCTCCTCCCTGCAATAAAGAATTGAGCGCCGCATGAGCTGACCTTATGTATATCTTTCGACCATCTAATCCTTTGATGAAACCCTTTCCTGCTGCTCTCGTAACTCTATTTTTAAGATTCCTAAGTGATGGGAGATTATCAAGGAAAGATTGTTTAAGTCTCGTGCCGTCTTTCCTACCTCCTCCGACCACTGTTCCAAGCTTCTCATCTCCTGCTCCGTATATGAATGCATAGATGAAAGTTTTTGCCTGACTTCTAGATTCAAGTCCCGCAAATTTTTGATTAGCGGTGTGTATATCTCCGTGGAGAATTTCATTTGTGAACTCCTTATCGTCCATATAATGTGCAAGCATCCTAAGTTCTAGGCCACTCGCATCTATACCTACAAGTCTGTAACCTTCAGGCACTATCCAACAAGCCCTACATTCTGTGCCATAAGGTGAGTTAGAGTTTGGTACTTGAGCAAGGTTGGGTTCTCGATGTGTCATACGCCCGGTGATTGTACCATTAGGATTAACAAACCCATGCACTCTATCTGCATCGTCAATGTTTTTTAACCATGATCTTATCTGAGCTATCCGTTTCTGTAATGTTAAATACTCAGCAATAAGTAAAGCCTGTGGTATATCCTTTATCTTTTTGAGGGTAGTCTCATCTACCATTGGCTGACCAGTGGGAGTAAACTTAGTAGGAACCCACCCAAATTTCTTTAGGTATTCACCTATCTGTTTACGGGAACCCAGATTAAATTCTGTCCTAGTAATCCGCGCTATATTATCTTTATGATGTAAGAGATCATACTCATCAGAGTTGAGTCTATACTTAGTACCATCTCCTGCAACAGCCATCTTAGATAGCTTATCAGCAGAAGTTTTTACAGGGTACAAAATTAAAACATTCTCACTAGGTTTGAATTCTTTATGAACTTCGACAACAGTAGCGTCTAGCTTATCCTCTAACTCAGCCAAGAAAAGTGTAGAGTATTTAACATCTAGTAAAAACCCCTTCTTGCTCTGCCTACTTATTATCTCAGCTACGTTCTGTTCTAAATCTATACACTTTCTTGAGAAGCCTAGCCTCTCTTGATTTAAAACATCATAGACTTTCTTGTTAACCAGTACGTCCCTCTCACAATACTCCACCATCTCTGGTGAGAATGTAC